TTTTTCTAATGCATCGCGTTCAGTATTTCGGTTTGCAAGGTTACTGGTAATAGTTTGAATTTCCTGTTCCAGATCTCTTGATCTGTTCCGTAATCCTGAAATCCTAGTATTTGCTTTAGAAATTTCATGCGTTAAGTTTGTTGCCTCCTTAGAAAGAACCTTGAATTGGTTTTCTTTTTCCTCTTCAAGTCTGATGGCATCCTCTAACTCTTGGAACCCCTGTTGAAGTTCTTTTGCTTTAGACTGAGCATCATTAATTCTATTTAAGCGAAACGATTCTTCAATATGCTGGTCACAGGTAGGGCATACCGTATTCTCGTTAAAAAACTTATGCTCTTTAGTAATGGTTGCAACTTTTTGTTGCAGTTTACCACGAAGTGTCCCAAGTTTCTTAAGTTTTTTGTTAGAACCTGAAGACACTTCCATCTTCTCTTCAACTACTTTTAAGTCCTCTCCATATCCATCAATATCTTTCAACAGAGCATCTACACTCTCATCAAACTCTTTGATTTTGCTCTGCTTTTCCTTGATACTCTTCTTTCCAGTCTGCTCCAGATCTGATATAAAATTCTTCTGCATATCAATCTTCTCTTCTACCAGATCCTTACGGATGGTAAGTTCACGAATGCTCTCGTTCGTGCTGCGAATTTTCTCACGCAGGATATTACTCATGTAAGAAAAGATCTTGATGTCTAACAGATCTTCAATGATCTCACGACGACTTGCTGCTGGGAGTTGCATGAAAGGAACGAATGATGCACTACCCAAGATGACGATTTGAGTGAATGACTTGTAGTTCAGTTTCAGAACATTCTCTTCCAACCACTTCTGCTGATCAGATGCTGCTGCAGCACGGTCAAGAAGTTCATCGTTCTTGTAGATCTCAAACACATTTGGTTTGATACCACGGATGACTTTCCACTCAATTGAACCAGTGGAGAACTCAATCTCCACAGTGCAATCTTTCTCATTGACAGAATTAATGAGTTGTGGTTTATTGATCTTACGAAATGGTTTGTTGAACAGCACAAAGGTAAGAGCATCCAACACTGTGCTCTTGCCTGCTCCGTTAGTTCCAACAATTAGATTTGTTTGTGCCTCTGTAAAATCAACTTCAGTAAATGTATTTCCTGTGGACAGGAAGTTACGCCATCTTATCTGTTTGAATAAAATCATTATCTCTGGGTGGGACTACAAAGTCATCCGCTGTGATGATCACATAACGGTAATTATACATGTTGCACATACTAATTGCAACCTCGTCATCAACTTCTACAACTGCCATCTCGGGATAATCATCCGCTTCTAAGAGACCAGCATATCTTTCTGCATCATCCTCTTCTTCAAAGAGGTATAGTGCCTTTTCACCATCCTCATCGTGAACAGAGTATGCTCCCTCTTCTTCTTTTCCAGCAATCGTAATTAGGTACATTACTCCATTTCACATGCTTCTCTGTAGACATCCCTCATCAATCTCTTTACAATATCTTTGTCGAGATCAAAATCTGAATCGTCAATATATTTATTCAGATAGGTCAAAGTGTCTTCGCACTCTTCTGAAGTGAGATTCACATCTTCATCGTTGACTGCAAAGTTCTCAACGATTTTAATTTCAATACAACCTGCTTTGTGAATCTTGTCAATGAACTTCTCAAACTGAAGTTGATCTGATTTCTTACGAACAATGATCTTTACAATCTTGTCCTTGTAAAGGGATGAATTGAATGTCCTGTAGTTTGTATCTTCGTAGTAGATTCTCTCAAAGATTGTGTAAGGATTTTCAATGAACTCAAGTTCTTTAGTTTCGGTATCGAAAATGTGGAACCCTCGTTTGTCATCCACATCGTTCCAGAACATCTGATAGGGATTTCCCAAGTAAAAGATTTTACCGTCATTGGATCTTGTGTGATAATGTCCAGAATAAACCAGATCAAACTTCTGGAATGATGATGGATCAAGTCCTGTGTCCATCGTATGTCCACGATATGCTTCAAATCCATTGAGTTCAAGATGACCCATTACAATCTTTGCTTTGGACTTTTTCACCTCATTGAATGTTTGTTCCTCATTATCTTGACAAATCCAAGGAACAAGAAGCATATCTGCTCCACCAATCTTATACTGCTTTGGTTCTGAGACTTTGACTACATTGTCATACTGACCTAACAAACAGTCTACTGAATTTACATCGTTGGTATTTTTGTAATAGGCGTCATGATTACCAACGATGTTATATAACTTGATTCCTAGTTCCTGAAACTTATCATACACATTTGTCTTTGCCCAATCCAATGCCCAAAAATCAATAGACTTACGACTATCAAAAGCATCACCTAAATGAATTGCAACTGTGATACCTCTTTCCTTTAAAGTAGGAAAGAATATATCCTTATAAAATTTACCAAAGAAATCATGGAATGTTTTACTGCCCTTACGGGCACCATAATGTGTATCAGTTATCAGGGCAATCTTCATGAATAAAGTTTAGACTGAATGTTCTCTTTAATGGTATTATAGTCAGAAGTATTGTAGATGTCACCATCTCCTGTAAACACTTCGTCAAAACCAGATCTTTCAATGATCTTAGTTCGGATATCCATCTGGCGTTTCTCTTTCTGGATTCTTCTCAGAAATGCATAGTGAATGATTTGAGTGAAATACGCAAATGGGTTAGAAGACTTTGCTGGATCAAAATTCTTGATATACTGGACGCAGTTCTCAATGCCGTCACAGATCATGTCCTCACGGAACATGTAGTTTACAAAGTTTGGTTTGTAAGAAAGATGCGTTGCGATCTTCAAGAAACATTCACCGAGATAATTAGTGATGCGAGGAATCGGTTCTCCTGCTTCTTGTGCTTTCTTTACTTCTGCTCTGTAAACAATCAGTGCTTCTAAAAATTCTTTGTTGTTTACATAATGTTCTGACTTCTTTCTAGTTCTAGACATCTCATGACGCTCCTATTACTTATGGGTACATTATAACACATAATGATAGGGCTTGACAAGAGTCTCAATTATCAGTAGAATAACTCTGTCAGGGTTCATAGGGATGGCTTAGCTACTTTTATAGAGTTTCTCTAAGGATACTCTTGCATCAGATATTGAAGATAAGAACCCCATCTCTTCATTGACTTTTGTCTCATTTGACTCTCTATCTTTATCCCTTAAGTATTTTTTATAGATGGAGAGTACTTGATCATCTTTAACTTCAGTAATTGTAATTACCTTAGACATATCTATAATCACAGTGGAGTCATCACCAATAGTCATCCAAGGATCTACTTTAATAGCACTTACTCCTATGTGTTTCATTGTAACAGTTTCAAACACTACAGGAGTATCTAATAACAATAATGTTCGAGATTGCTCTTCACAAGGTGTTACCATTGCAAAGATTTCTTCTCCAGATACTAATTTGATTGCTGCGTAGAATTCTTCGTTCATTTATCTCTGAGACTAACTTGTACAATTTCGTAATTAAACTTCTCTTGGTTATAGATTTTAATTCTTTCTACCAGATGATTTAATGTGTAATTCTTTTTTGACTTGTAAGTTATATCGTCAGCAATATCGTAAAGAACTGCTTGGTTCTTCTTATCTCCTTTTCTTAAGACTCTACCGATTGATTGTAAGTTTCTAATTCTTGATTTGGAAGGAGATGCGAAAATAACATTATGTAGATTCTTGATATTAATACCAGTTGAAAATGTTCCGTATGATGCTACAATGATTGCGTTATTTTCTTTTTCAGTGATTTCTCTTACATGTTCTCTTTGTTCTGCGTCAATGCCACCGTGTACATAAAATACTTTACGATTACCCTTGACAGAATTATTTATTAATTCGTAAAGTGGTTGACCATGTGTCTCCACTCTGCTGAACAATACAAGACTGTTTCCTTTCAAATCTAAGACTAGATTCTTGATAAAGTTATTCCGTTTTCCATGTCCGATAATATACTGAATCTCATCTTCATAAGTTTCAAATTGAAATGAATCATGCTTCATCAATAAAACATGAATTTGTAACTGTGAAAGATGTCCCTTATTAATCAGTTCCTTTGTTTGTGTCACCTTGTATGATGGTCCAAACAATCCCTCTAACACCCACTTATGCGTCTGTGTGCCGTCTAATGTACCAGTAAAACCAAATCTATATTTGGCACTGTCCATCTTGGTCATAATACTGACTAGAGACTTAGACTTGAATAGGTGTGCTTCGTCTCCGATAATAACTTCAAAGTCCTTGAAGAATGATCTTTGTAATTTGTAAATAGACTGCCAAGTTGTAATTGTGACAGGTGCTTGATTTGTCTTTTCTCTACCAGAATAGATCTTATGACAATAATCTTCTGCGTTCCATCCATAGTCTTGGAAGTCCTTGAACATCTGCTCTACGAGTGATGTGGTTGGAACAACAAGAAGAATCTTTTTATCCTTCTCTGCAAAATATCTCACTACTGAATAAATCATCAATGACTTACCAGAGGCAGTTGGTGAGATCAACAACTTACGGTTGTATCTTAATGCATCGTATACTGCATCAACTTGATAGTCTCGTGGTTTAAATCTAGCAATGCGTGTCATATAGTCTTTGACACCTTCTTTTGAAATCATTTCATTGACTTCAAATGGAGGACCATAAAACTTGTTATGTTCAAACTCTACAGTGTACCCAGAGTTTCTTGCCCATGCCATTACTTTGTCAAGTAGACCAACATAGATCTCACCAGTATGAGAACTATACAGTCTGATCTTTCCATCCCAATACTTGCTACGGTATTGAGGCATGAACTTTGCACCAGGAACATCAAATGTAAAGTGATCTGATAACTCTTGATTGATATAAGGTTCTGCTTTTACTGTTACATATACCTCATTTTTTTTACGGATAACGAGATCTGCCATCAACTATAACCTCTTATAAATTGCTGCCACTCAATTGAATTTTTGATTTGATAGGTTCGATTGTTTATTGTTTTTAGAATACTATCTAGATAATTCAACATAATCTGATAGTAATCAATCTTACTGCAGACCTTAATAAGATCTTCATCGGCATCCATGTATTTGTCTACATCTTGCCGTAAAACTTTATGATCAAATGGTTTGTCAATATACACCTCTGGGTCTGCCTTACCCGTGTAGTATTGCCATTTTTCTTTTTTGAGTTGTTTGAACTTATTCTCTTCTACTTTCTTAAGGATAAGAATGTTATTTAAAATTCTATAATACTTCGCATGAAGAGATGGAACCTTTGTAGATTCAGTATGTAGTTCGTCTTCGTCTATCTTTGAATCTTCATCCCATAATGTTTGAATTTCATCAAGATTCATAAATTAAATCATAAAACCACTATATTATATATCGCATATTTAAAAGTGACTTCTGCGGTTACATAGTTAATATCTTGTGCAGTTGCATCAAAGTTAATTGTTGATAAACTTACTGGGAATAAGTCATTGAAGTCAATTCTTGCAATTTCATTAAAGTTGCTGTTGTAAATAAACAAACTTCCATCTGAATATTCATTCAATGGATTTTTTGCACTAATGTCTGGATTATATGGATCTTTTGCTTTGAGATCAATAAACTCTTGGACACTTTCTGGATAACCAAGTGCTCTTAACCAGTTATGAACTTCAAGATAGTTTGACAAATTTTCATCAACAAAAAATCTTAGTGAAAAATCTGCATATGATAATTTATCACCTGGGACAGGAAGATCCTTCAAATAAGTTGGTTGTGCTGCAAATCCAAGATTGATACCTGGAATTGATGCGGAGTTTGAGAAAAAATCTGCTTTGGGTACTTTGGTAATTGAAAATTTAAATCCAACAGGAGAAAGATAATTCCTGTTGTCTAATTGATTAGTCCAGGGTTTCATTCTCCTCCGCCTCCATTTCCTCCACCATTTCCACCACCGCCATTGCTATCACCACCGTTGCCACCATTGCCGTTACCATTTTTTCCAGTTCCGTCATCCGAGTCTGAGTTGTCGTTGTCGTGAACAAGATACCCTCCACGCCCAATATGATATCCTACGGGAATCTTCTTACATTTTTTATCTGTATAACACCAATATTTTCCAGCAGGGCATCTTTTTGCTGCTGCTTCTTCAATAAAATTGTTGAACCCTTTCATGGTCTTTTTATCTATTTAGACAAAAAAAGGGATCCCGAAGGATCCCCCAGAGAAATATGTGAACTTGAATCACATGAGGTTGTCAACGCGAACGCGACGATAGTAGCGGTTGCTGGAAGCGGTGATACGACCCAGACCTTGTGCGGTTCCTTCTGCGAATGGATTGGCGACCATGCCGTAGCGGGTCTTGAATCCGATCTTAGGTTGGAAGGTGTCCTGACCAACGGCACGAACCATTTGGAGAGGAACATATGGGCAATAGAACAGACCTGCGTCATAAGGTGAAGAACCCTTATAACCTGCAACGAAGTACTGGTTTGCAGCGGAGTTTGCAGAATAAGGATCGATGTATACGCGATACTTACCTTGCAGAACACCAGCGAAGG